TGACCTTGTTCGCCTGGTTGAGCTGGAACAGGAAGGCCTTGCGCTGGATGTCGTCGGCCATCTTGAACGGCTTGAAGCGAATGTTCGCCATCGGCCAGCCCAGGTAATCGGCGATGTTCTTCATCGTCCAACGCGCCATACGTGCGTGGCGCGACAGGTACGTGATGAACTGGTTCTCGAGCATGCGCATCGACACGTTGGTGCCGGCGTAGCTCATACCACCCTTGATGAACTCGAGCGGCACCTGCATGCCGTTGATGAGCTGCTCGCTCATCGTTTGCATCTCTTGCACCATCAAGAGCGCACGGCCGTCACCGCCGATGGTCTGGTTACCAACGGGTAGCGGCAGAATGGGGATGTAGTTCGGGTCCATGCGCCAGCGCGCGATCTCGGTGGCCACGTGGTCGCGCCAGTCGACCAGGTTGATGGTCGTGTACGGGTCGCTGGTACCGGAGCCTGCCTGCGGGAAGAGCACGCGCAGCGGCACGATGTGCTCGAGCAGGATGGCCTCCTGCGCCTTCTTCATGACCTGCAGGTAGAACGTGTCCTTCAAACACGGCAGGAGCAGCGGGATGCCCCAGCCACGGTCTTGCTCGGCCAGACTCGGCCGCCGCAGGTGAAAGAAGATGTCCTTCGAGAAGGTCACGCCCTTTTGCTGGCGCAGCGCCTGAATGAAGATGTCGGGTACCTGCTCGATCGCGTCCTTCTTACCGACGATGATGTCGTTACGAACGCCCGGCGGTATGTTGTAGAAGTACGTGTGCTCGCCGGTCAGGTCCGAGTACGTCACTTCGACGTCTTCCGGCGACCAGCGCATCATGCGGATGCCGCTCTCGTTGCGGAAGTAGATGTCCTTGGACTGCGCGGTGCCAAGGTTGCCGCACTTCGGACAGCTGAGCCGGAACTCGTAGTTCGTGAAGACCCAGTGCGGCCGGATACGCGAAGCCTCCATCTGCTGCTTGCAAGCGGCGCAGGTGAGGAACTTCTTGAACGGGAAGCTGATGCTCGTGAACTCGTTGCCGTACGTGTTGTAGTCGAGGCCGCACTCGATCTGGAACGACTTGTAGTTCAGATGATCGATGAAGTACTCCTTCCACCGATCCGCCACCCGCTTCTCGGGGTGGTCGATCATGATGTCGGTGATGGGGTACTCGCTGAGCTTGAAGACGGTCGCGTTGATGATCGGGTTGGTCAGGAAGTAGTACCTGCACCACCGGAACATCGACTTCATCGTGACGGGCAGGTACGTGTGCGCGATGTCGAAGAACGGCGAAGGGTAGTTCACCCCTTGCGACACCCCATTACCCATCCGAGCACGCGTCTGCCCAAAGCGTAGGCCGCCACCAGGTCCACCACTGATGCCCATCGCGCCGGGGATGCTCATGATTTACTCCAGGCCTCCGCCATTGAAGCCGGTACCATACACGTGCTCAACCGTGTGTTGTCCAGTGTCGCCAGGCTCGGTCGCCGGCGGCCGCGTCGGCTCTTGGCGTACCTCTGGGGGATGTACTTTCCCACGGCGCAGTCGATCCATGCCCTTGCCGACGGCGCCGCCGGCGCGCTCGAGGCCGGCCGACAGCGCAAGGCTCCCGCCGAGCGACAGCGGCGCCGCGACGCCGCCCAGCGTGCTGCCGACGACCTTGCCGATGCGCTCACCGCGGCCTGGCTTGCCCTCGCCCTCGGGCGCGCGCGCCGCCTGCGCGACGGAAAGCGCCGGCAGGCCCAGCATCAAGGCCTTGCCCTTCCCGCCGGCCGCATCCCACTGCGATTTCATGCCGGCGGAGACCGTTGGAAGAAGCCCGTTGGTTTTCAGGGACTTAGCGTAGCCCGGCAGGCTGGTCAGACCCATTTCCTGGGCTTTGTCAGCAGCAGCTAGCGATTTTGCCGCACGATCCAGGCTTTTCACGGGTACGCCCTCGGCCAAACCCTTGCCGAGCTCGGCGAGCTCCTTGCGCGCGGGCGCGGCACCCGCGCCGATCCGCTCCACCGAGCGCGCGGCGCCGCCCGGCTTCCATCCGGACAGGCTGTGCACCTGCCGTTGACCAAAATTGCTGAGTGTTCCCGCCGTGTTGTCGAGTTTTTGCAGGCCTCGTGTCGCGGCGAGTGTCCGCGTGGGGGTCAGCGCGCCTGCCAGGCCGCCCGCGCCGGCGCCGAGGACCGCACCCTTGGCCGCACCGCGCACCGCGCCACCCAGACCGCCGCCGATGGCTGACAGCAGCGCGCCGGGGGCGCTCGCGCCGCGCTCGCGCGCCGCGCCGTACGAGTCTTTGCCCGCGCGCGCGCCGCCGACCAGCGCGCCGGCTCCTAGGCCCAAACCAAGTCCGCTCCCCACGCCCGCGCCGATGGCGCTGCGGGTGCCCACGCGGCCGAGGCGGTGCAACAGCTCCTGCGGAACGCCCGCTGTCTTCGGCAGCTCGTCGTAAAAGCCCCTCATCACGGGCGCGGAGAGGGTCGGCTCATGCATTCTTCAGCAGCTCGATCTGCGTACGGAGCCGACGGCGTGACGACTCGAGGTACGCCCAAGATCCTAGCAGCCGTCGCAGCTGCTCATCCTCCACGCTGTCCCCAGAGGGAGCGCGGCCGGTGGCGCGCACTTCAGGCCAGCGCTCACGTACTTCTTTGCAGTCGACGGGCAGCCCTTCGACGTCGACGTGCACGAAATCGAGCGGCGCTTGCGGGCACAGGATGCCGTCGTGCCGATGCACAGCGTCCAAGAAGGCTTTTACCTCGTTGCTCCACTGCACGTCCTCACGAATGCGGTTGGCGATGTCGACGGCCACCATGCATTCGGCCACGGTGGGTACCTGCATGCGCTGGAAGTCGGCAAACGCGCCGTTGAATGGTGCGCAGCAGTGCAGGAAGACCTCCCACTTGAGCCAGAAATCGTCGACCAGGTGGAGCGCCTTGCAGGCCTGCAGCTTCTCGAGATTGACGTCGGCGATGGAGGGCGTCTTGAAGTCCTCCTGCACGCGCTGCACGATGGTCTCGAGCTCCCAGCCGAGCCAGTCGCTGTTGTACTTCTGCAGCAGAAGCAGGTCGAGCACGAGCGGGTGCGCGTCGGTGCTGCGGAAAACGTTCGCCGCCGAGACGGTGGCCGACTTGGCGATGTCGATCACCTTCGCGGTGGGGTTCTCTTCCTCATCCCCCTGCGTTGTCTCGATGACCGTCGTCGGCTCTTCCTCCACCAAGTTGTGAGGGAGCTTCTGCACGCTCTCGAGTACCTGCTCGTAAATGCCTTCAGTCGACATCGTACATACCCGTTGCGCTGTTGTCGCCGGCGGCGCGCGCAATGCGGCGCTTCTGGTCGACGGGCAACGAGCTGAAGATGCCCCAGGCATCCTTCTTAAATTCCTTGGCGAAGTCGTCGCCGTAGTCATGTTTCAGCGTGTGGAAGCCGGTGACCGCATAGTTCTCGAGCTGCTTCTTGGTGATGTAGTCGTTGCCCTCGATCCAGCTGTCGTTCTGGTCGGCGGCCGTCTTCTGCACGCCGTACGTCGAAGCGTACGGGTCCATCACCGAGTGGTCGTAACGCCACTCGAGCTTGGCGACCTTGTCGAAGTCGCTGAGAGCACTGCAGAAGCCGGACGGCCCGAGCGCAGCACGGCGGTCGTACAAATCGTCGAGCAACACCTGCTGCTCGCCGCTCAAGTGCGGCCGGCGCGTGTCCATAGCCACCTTGATTTGCTCGGAAGGGGCGAACGTTTCTGAGCCGTACGTGACGGCCACATCGCTCACCTCGATGCCGAGCGCTGAAGCACGCTTCACCAAGTTGCTGGCGAATTCATGGCGCATCTCGGGCGGCATGCTCTTCATGTTGTCGTCGAAGTAACGGCTGGCGTGCTCCACCTGCGTGTAACTGTCGAGCGGGTAGCTACCCTGGTAGGCGCTGTGCCCGTACGACGCGGCCGCAGTCTTCACCGTGGGCTCCAGGTTGGTCACGTTCACGTAGGGCTGCATGGAGGCCGTCTTGGCAATGCTCGTGTTGCTCGAACCAGGCTTGCCCCGAGCGCCGGCCTGGGACAGGTCGCCCGGGTCCTGGTTCGGAGCCAAGCTGGTCCCGGAGACTTCGGCACCCTTCATCATGGCGCTCATCGCGTGCTGCTGGTGCGGGGGCATCACGGTCCCGCCGGCGGCGCGCGTCGCGGCGAGGTTGTCGCGGATTTGGCCACCCGTGCCTTTGACGATGCCTGGGATCATGGCCGCGTTCATCACTGTACCCAGGCCAAGTGCGATCTTCTCGAGCTCCTCCGGTACTTCGAGGCCGTACCAACCGCAGGCCACGGACAGGTTGGCTGCCGCCACCTTCTGCGCTTCCTCCGGCAGCTTGTGCCCGTGCAGGAAGAAGTACCCGACGTTGAGCATCGTGTTGCCCTCGTCGACGCAAGCAAACTTCCGTAGGCGGTCGCCGTCGTTCAACAGCACCAGGGCGAATACATCATCCGGGAGCTGAGCCAGCTCATCCGAGGAGAGGCTGTGTGCAATCTTCACGGAATCGGGAATTACATCTACAGAGGGGAAAATCGTCTTGAGGTCCCGGGGGTTGTCGTAGATGTCCAAGACGATGCCTGCAGTTTGCATGGTGAAAGAATAGCCGAGGCTGCGGGAAAAGAAAACCAGAGCACTGAATGGACCGGATAGCTCCAAGGAGGATCGTTGTTAAAACAAAATACTGAGGCAGAGCAGCCTCCGTCGTGTTTCGGGGACCCAAAGCTGTTCGACAGCAAGTCGCCCGAATGTGTAGGGGGCCACGACCCCGCTCATTTCAACCAGAACGCGGGTAGCCCGCACTTCAGAACACAGGTCCGTGACACGTGCGATTGGGTGCAAGCCTGCTCATCCAGGGTGCAGGCTCAGCTCATCCCAGCTAGCAACCTAACAAGGAATGCCTCTCCATCGAATCAATTCGCAACCAAGTTCAACCCACCCACAGTGACACCGCCAACTGCGCCTTGGCGCCCACCTACGCCGTACACGCATGCGCAGCCTCAGCACGTACCGCCTAGCCAGTTCATGACCAGCAGCTTTGGTATTCCGCAGTACTTGAGCAGGCGCGAGCCTCAGACCAGCGGCGGGTTTGGTACGCGCCTGGCTCGTGAGTCTCTACGCTCGGCGTTGAAATCGATCGGGCACACGTTTGCCCACTTCTTCGACTGGGAGATTTTCGGGTCGCACGACGACGGAGGAGGCAACCCGCCAGGGCAGTGATAGGAGATAGTCATGAAGCTCATCAAGCACGCCCCGAATCTCGGGTACCTGAATACGATGTTGTGGGTCCCGAAGAAGCTACTCAACGTCGATGGCGTGAAGAGGGCGCTCGAGTTTGAGCTGACTGACCGCGATTCGATCAGGGTGCTCCGTCTCTGGGAAGAGGCGGAGCATCATCTGATTGTTCCTCGCGCGTTCTGGAAGCCAGGCGAGCTCGCCTTCGACTGCATCGACTGCAGGCCCACCTCGTACGAGCGCACCGGCGTGACGAGCCGCGTGAAGCTCGATTACAAGCCCAGCCCCGTCGACGGGAAGCTGAAACCTACGGGCGATACGGTACAGGCAGACGCTATCGAGGCCTTGATCGAGGCCAACGGTGGCGTCCTGCAGCTGGCATGTGGCAAGGGCAAAACGGTCGTGGCTCTTCACTTAGCCTCCCTTCTGCAAGTACCGACCGTCATCATCGTCGACAACACGCACCTGGCTGTGCAATGGCGAAAAGAGATCGCACAGCACCTCAACGTACCGGGCGGCGTCGGTCTCATTCAAGGCGACACCAAGGACTGGAGGAAGAGCATCGTCATGGCGACCTACCAGTCGCTGGCGAATTGGGCGCACACGATGCCAGAAGAAGTGCGTCGCTGGTTCGGGCTCATCATCTGGGACGAGGGTCATCACGTCAGCGCACCCACGTTCAGCAAGAGCGCGCCTCTTTTTTACGGCTACCGCCTATCGCTCACGGCTACGCCGTTCAGGAAGGACGGCACGCACGTCATCGCGCAGTACCACATCGGTGAAGTTCTCTTCAAAGACCTCATCCAGAAGAGCCCGCCGAAGATCTACTTCAAGTGGACGGGGTACGAGCTCGACTTCGACGACCCGAAAACGATGAACGAGGTGTGTGACAAGAACGGCGAGGTGCACCTCGGCAAGTTGGCCGGCCACTTCGGGGCCAACCGCTACCGCATGAACGAAGTGGTGCTCCCTGAAGTGAAGGCCTTGGCCGACGGCGGGCATAAGGTCATCGTCCTCTCCAACTCGGTCGACGAAGTCATCAACCTGCATACGCTCTGGACTACGGGCGACCGCAACGCTTTCCTCTACACCGACATCCCGTACCCGACGAAAGAAGAGGTGGGGGAAACACTAGATCCCATCGAGTTCTCCCCAGACCAGCTCGCGCGCGCCAAGCGCTTCGTAGCCGACATCGAGAAGAACCTGCAAAACAACCCGAACATGCCCAAGGCAAAACGGGAGGTTGCGGAGGACCGGCTTCAGAAGTACCAGGAACTACTGGTCCAGCACGAGGTATGGAAAAAGACCGAAAAGGAGATGCGCAGGAGACAGCGTGCCTTCTTGAAAGACTTGCTAGCAAAGAAGAGCACCAGCGGGTTGTTTACCGAGGCCGTAGAGCCAGAAGCGCGCTTCGAGATGCTGCGTACACGGCAGGTCATCTTCGCCATCATGAAGTACGGACGCGAAGGCCTCGACGACAAGAAGCTGTCTGCCGTGCTCGTGAGCGAGCCCATCTCGGACCGCAACACGCTGCAGCAGATCATGGGCAGGCCCAGGGACAAGAGCAACTCGGTACTCATCTTCCTGGAAGACAACGTCGGCCCACTCATCGGCCAATGCAGAAAGTTACGACACCACCTACGTGACTGGCCAGTCAACGAAGGCGGTCCCTTTAAGTACGAACAGATCAATCACCCATCACTGACAAGAAGACAAGGAAGCACATGGAACGCACAGAAGAGTCTGTTGAAAAAACCGGGATTAAGGGTAGCTGGTACGTAGTGATCGGTACCGCCGGACGGCACATCGTACGCACGCTCAAGAACAACGATGAAGTGCGAGAGATTCACGAAGCAGGAAAGCTCCTCGAAGTTGAAGAGGCATTCGAATTTCTCTCTCAACTGCAAATGAGCCAGGTGCCGAACACACAGAACCCAGTGGAGCCCCTGATGCAAATCGGCAAGCTGAATGTCGTACACCGCCTCGACGCTACGCTGTTCCCAGTCCCCGCACGAATATCGCTACAGGGCGCGCTCGTGTACAACCTGGATAACTTGAAAGAGCCAGACGCCAAGACCTATAAGGGAAACATCCAGGGCGCCGTCAAGATGGCGGATGGGTGGTACCAAGAACAGGTGCGCGCCAGTTCTGGCATCGAGCTGGCAGGAAGCATTCCGTCAAACGGCGTCCGCGGCGGGGCCGCCCCACTCATCAAACGCTGATGCCGGACGCACGAAGAACGCTCCCGATGCTTGCGGCGGAGTGGACAGGTTGCACTAAGTGCGGCTTGTCCACTCACCGTGAAGTCAACAGGGGTCAGATGGTGTTTGGCGAAGGCCGGCAGCGCGGCATCCTCTTTCTCGGCGAAGGACCTGGCGCCGCCGAGGAAGCCTACGGCAGGCCGTTCATCGGGAAGTCCGGAGAGTTGTTGCGGCGCTTCTTGGACCGCTACAAGATCAAAAACCACTACATCACCAATATTGTTGCCTGCCGCTCCTGCACTCCCGACCTCGACAACTTGGGCAACCCGCGCATGACACGGGGCTTCGGCAACCAACCGCCCAGGCCGAGGTACAAGGACCAAGCACCTACGAAGGACCAGGTCGATGCGTGCGCGCCTCGCGTGTACGAGGAAATCTACATGGCTGACCCGGTGCTCATAGTGGCACTAGGCGGCCCTGCTGCTTCGTTCCTGCGCAAGACCAGCGTAAAGATCACGAACGAGCGCGGCGTGGTTGCGGAGGTCGAGATACCTGGCGCTGGTCACCGCGCTGTGCTCTCAGCAAAGAAGCGGGAGTGGGTGCGCAAGGTGAAGGGCCAGGTCGTCATGCCTATCGAGCCAACGACAGTTCGGTACCTGATGCTGCCCACATTGCATCCAGCCTTCGTGCTCCGCAACAAGCACGACGAGAAGGACAACAACCCCTTCGAGTTGTTCGCAAAGGACATCGAGATGGCCAAGCTCCTGTACAACCGGTACTACTTGGAGCTCACGGGCACCGTGCCCGACGACTACGAAGAAGACAGCCCCTCAGCTGAGGTGCCCTACGACATTCTTGAGGAAATGGAAGGAGACGAGTAAGCATGCAAGCCACAAACAAAGGCAAGCGCGTACCCATCGGCGACATACCTGCGGTACAAGAATTGGCTGACCTGAAGGCGGAGATCGACGCGCTGAAGTCCGAGCACGCCGATGTATTCATGCAATACAACGACTTGGTCGACCGCTACAACGCCAAGCTCGAGGAGGCCGAGAAGGAAGTACGCGCGCAAGGCGTGAGCTGCGGGGCGTTCGAGAACTACTCGGTGTCCGTGAAGTTCAACCCCGCCAAGATGTTCGATGAGCTCGGTGAGGAGATGTTCCTCAAAACCGGAGGGGCGATGGGCACCGTCACCGAATACAAGGTCGACCCGAAGCGTGTCGAAGCTGCCATTGCCTCTGGTGAAATTCCAGAGGAGTGCGTCGACAACTTCCGTGAAGTACGGCGCAACTACCATCAGCCGAAGAAGCTGACCGTATGAAGCAAGGCAGCAACTGGTCGCGGGACTCAAAGGGCAGCAAGGGCGAGAAGTCCGAAGCCGGCCAGCTCAAGGGCGACGACAAGTTCGAAGCCCTTTGGAAGAAGCGGGACGTAGACCCGGCGCGCGTGGCGATCACCGTGTCGGAGGGTATGGACTACGGCTCGCTGAAGGTGTCGGCCACCGTGTCCGTTGCCTGCGACCAGAATGAGGCGACCATCAACAAGGCTGGCGAGCTTGCGTTCTACAAGGCGCTCGAGCTAGTCCGTGATGGGTGGGGGGAGCTGAACGGAGAAACCAAGTAATGCCTGTCATCGGAACACCCGCCTTCAACGCCGTCGCCGTCCTACGCATCGAAGCCATCGACTTCGCCGTGCAGAGCGGCCCTATCGTCGCCCACGCCGCATTCGTGAACATCGAGAACGGAAGAACATACGGCAGAACCCAGTGCCAGAACTGGTCAAAGGCCACACTCGAGAAGCTCGCCGAGCTCAGGGCGCTCATGGAAGCTGACGTGGCGGCGATGGTTTTCGTACAGCCCCGTGCTGGCACGCCCGTGCTAGAACAGTCCGAGCCCACAGGCATCGGCGAACAGCTGCGTACAAATAGTGACGCGCAGCAAGTCTGACCACAAGAGCTTGGTGCACTACGTGCGTTGCCGCACGACATCTTGGGG